AGCTCTACACGCTCAGCATCAGTTTCCGCTTTTCTAAACATCAGCTCAGCGTTGTCTTTGGCAAACTCAAGTTTCTGCTCTTTGGTCATTTTTGCAATGTCCAAAAGCTCTTCTTCCAACTGACCTTGGGCGCGAAGCTGGATAAGACCAGCGTCAATCTGCTCTTCATCAAAACGCGCTATAAATTCTGCGCGTTGTTTTTTAAGGCCAGCAAGGTCGGTTTTTGCCTGAAGGTTTGCGTTATTGATACTTTGCCTAATTTCGGAAACAGTTTCTTGCTCAGTAAGTGCTCTTCCACGAATCTGCGAACGAATTATCCGAGCGTTTTCGTTTAGCCCTTTAAGGCGGATAACCTCAGCGTCTGCCGCAAGCGCATGGCTTTCAACTAGGCCCAAGTTGTCGTCAATGAAAGCAGCACGAACATCAGCGGACGCATTGCGAAGCTCATGAATATCCACGTCAATATCATCAAGCTTACCGCTGATGTGCAGGTCTTCAAGAATAACCCGCATCTCTGCATCCGAAAGCTCTTCTACAATTGCGCGGCGCTCTCTTTCAAGGTTAGCGGCGATATCATCAAAAGCTTCTTGTCGCGCCCCAATAGCCTTGTCCTCTGCGTTCTTTCTTGCTCGGTCAGCTATTCTTTTGTTTATTCGAGCCCGCTTTAGTGCAACTTCTTCAGCCCTAATACTCCTAAGCAGGGATTCATTTTGCTCGATTGTCTCGTCGATATTTCCAAACTTTGCAGCCTGGTCTTTTTTGCCGACCTTAAGAAGTCGCTGAATTTCAAGAGGGTCTTCCCCGTATACCTTGGCAATAACGTTAGCAACAGAATCGGTAAAGCCTTCTACAAGCTTAGAGTCCGACGCCTTCTCAATCATACGTGCAGTTTTTTGCACAAGCGCCTTGGCCCCGCCAAAAGAAAGAACGGCGCCACCGCCAAGAGCTGTACCAAGACCGCCGCCAAGAAGACCGCTTAGCCCGATATTGCTAATAATCTGTTCGGCTGATTTTGGCTTATCCTTTAAAACATAATCACTGAGCTCAATACCTGCGCCGTATATTGAACCCTCAAGGCCCGCAGCCACCCCAGCGCTCACGCCTACTTGCGCTGTTTTACGAAGAAGAGAATCAGTCGCAGATTTTGCAATTAGCGTTTTTGCTGTTTGCTGCCCTACCTTTGTAGAGGCTAGAGACACCGCCCCTGCGGGAGTCATGCGAGCAAGAGCAGCGGCGCCACCGGTTCCGCCGGTTAAGAATGCAGGCAGAATTGCCCCGCCAATCTCACCGGTAAGACTTAGCCCGCCAAACTCTTCACGGTAAGCATCGAGCACCCTAGGGTCAACCATGCCTGATTGCGTAAGAACAGCATCA